GCCTTGTGCTTCTCTCCCCAGCGTTTCGGTGGCCGATTTTTCAAGGTTTGGTGACGTTCCGTGATCGCTGAGCCGTTGTTGCCGCTGGCCAGGCCGATTGGTGAGTTCCGCCTGCTGGACGGGAACCCGCGCCGTGGCGACGTGGCGAGCGTGAAGCGGTCGCTGAAGCGGTTTGGGCAGCGTAAGCCGATTGTGGTGCGTGATGACGGGACGGTGGAGGCGGGGAACACGACGTTGAAGGCCGCGCTGGAGTTGGGGTGGGCTGAGATCGCCGCTGTGGGCGTGGATGATGACGAGGCGACGGCGAAGGCGTTCGCGTTGGCGGATAACCGGACGTCGGAGCTGGGCACGTTCGATGTGGGCGCGTTGCGGGCGATGGCTGTTGAGGTTGATGCGGCGGATCCGGAGTTGCTGCTGGCGGCGTCGTACGACCTGGCGGACCTGCTGGGTGTGCGTCCGGGGAAGACTGACCCGGATGCGGTGCCGGAGCCGCCCGCCGAGCCGACGACGAAGCTGGGTGACCTTTGGCAGTTGGGGCCGCACCGGCTGCTCTGCGGTGACGCGGCTGATGTGACGGCGCATGACCGGCTGCGGGCGGGTGAGCGGCCATCGTTGCTGCTGATGGACCCTCCGTACGGGATGCGGCTGGACACGGACTTCTCAACGATCAAAGGCTCCCTGCGGGCTGGCAAAACCACACGGGGGCCAGCGCCAACGCAAGGCAACCGTTACGAGCACGTCATCGGTGACCACGATGACTACGACCCGCAGCAGGTCATCGGCCTGTACCTCGACGTGGCCGAGCAGTTCTGGTGGGGTGCTGACTACTACGCCGAGCGCATCCCAGACCGGATTGACGGCTCATGGCTCGCCTGGGACAAGCGCAAGGAGTCGCAGGCCGAGGCGATCGGCAGCGAGTTCGAACTGTGCTGGTCAAGGCAGAAGCACAAGCGGCGGATGCTGCGGCACGAGTGGTTCGGCTTCCTGTCATCGGAAAGCGCGGCCGAAGCACGTCACCGTGTCCACCCGACGCAGAAGCCGGTCGCGCTGTACGTGGACATCCTCGCTCAGTGGGGCAAGCCCGGCGGCCTGGTGCTTGACGCCTACGCCGGGTCCGGGACGACCGTCATCGCCTGCCACCAGGCCCGGATGCAAGCAGTGGTGATGGAACTCAGCCCCGCCTACTGCGATGTGATCTGCCGCCGGTACCAGGAGCACACCGGTACCAAACCCGTCCACCAGGCCACCAGCGAACCCCATGACTTCACCTAAACCGCCCGCTGGGCTGCTGAAACCAGCGCGGGACCGGTGGGCGCAGTTCTGGGGCTCCCAAGCCGCCGCCGTGGTGGACCTGGACTCGGACCTGCCCCGCCTGATCCGGTGGGTGCAAGCCACCGACGAGTACGACCGGGCCGCGAAAGTCGTCAAAGACGCCCGCCTGGTCAAAGGGTCAATGGGGCAGCCCACACTGAACCCCCTGGTCGCGTACCTGATCCACCTGGACGGGCTGATCTCCCGCGCCGAAGCCGAGTTCGGCATGACCCCCATGGCCCGGCGGAAACTGCGGCTAGACAGCGAGATGCCAGAGGCGGAGGACGTGGTTGACCAGCTCCGTGCTCGACGCGCCGCCCGGCACGCTGCTGGGTGACCAGCGCCCGCGCCTCTGCTCGCTGCCCCCTATCCCGCCGCTGTCCTCCGCTGGCGCCGAAGCGGTGGAGCTGGTGGCGTCCGCGGGGATTGTCCTGGATGACTGGCAGTCGTTTGTCCTGGACCGGTCGCTCGGCGAACGTGCTCCGGACCGGTGGGCCGCGTTCGAGGTGGGGCTGATCGTGTCCCGGCAGAACGGCAAAGGCACCATCCTCGAAGCGCGGGAGCTGGCGGGCCTGTTCCTGTTCGGCGAGGAGCTGATCCTCCACTCGGCGCACGAGTTCAAAACGGCATCGGACGCGTTCCGCCGCATCGCGGCCACGGTGCAGGACAACCGGCAGTTCTCCCGGCATGTGAAGCGGATACGCACCGCGAACGGCTCGGAGATGATCGAGCTGAAAGGCGGCCAGCGGCTCCGGTTCGTCGCCCGCTCCGCCGGGTCGGGCCGCGGGTTCTCCGCTGATGTGGTGATCCTCGACGAGGCGTATGAACTGGGCGACAAGGAAATGGAAGCCCTCCTGCCAACCTTGTCGGCGCGGCCGAACCCGCAGGTGTGGTACGCCTCAACAGCCGGCGGCCCGATGTCGGTGCAGCTGGGCCGCATCCGTGAACGCGGGCTGCGTGGCGGTGACCGGTCGCTGGCGTTTTTCGAGTGGTCCGCAGCCGAGGACGACGACCCGTCAGACCCGGCGGTGTGGGCGAAGGCGAACCCGGGGCTAGGGATCCGGATCAGCGAGGAGTATGTGCGCCGGGAGCAGGCGACCCTGTCCGTCGACGGGTTCGCCCGGGAGCGCCTGTCGGTTGGTGATTACCCGGTGGACGGCGGGGCGCAGGTCCGGGCGGAGCAGTGGGCGGCGTGCGAGGACCGGGCGTCGCAGATCGACGGGCCGGTCGCTTTGGCGTTCGCGGTGGAACGGGACGGGTCGACGGCTGCGATCGCCGTGGCTGGGCGGCGCACGGACGGGCGGGGGCATGGGGAGCTGACGGACCCGCCGCGGCGGGGGACGGCGTGGCTGATCCCCCGGGTGCTGGATCTGGCGGACCGGCATGACGCGAGGGTGGTGGTGATCAACCCGGCGGCGGGTGCGGGGGCGTTTGAGAAGGAGCTCGCCGAGCACGGGTGGGTGACGAAACCGGGCCCGGGTGAGCGGCAGTTGCAGGTGGTGGGGGCGCGGGAGTACGCGCAGGCGTGCGGCGCCCTGGCCGCTGATGTGGCGAATGACCAGTGGCGGCACTTGGGGCAGCAGGAGCTTGACGCGGCGGTGGCGGGGGCGCAGACCCGGGACCTGGCGGATGCGTGGGCGTGGTCGTGGAAGCGGTCACGGACGGACATCAGCCCCTTGGAGGCGGTCACGCTGGCGCGTCACGGGTTCATGACGTTCGGCGTCCGCGCGGCGCCGGCCCCCGACGTTTTCTAGGAGATTCCCATGGTCCGGTCCGGGTTGGCGGCTTCCCTGGTGTTTGCGGGGGTTTGGCTGCTCGCTGGGCCGGGCTGGGGCCTGGTTGCGGGGGGTTGCCTGGTGTTTGCGTTGTGGCCGCAGGGCACGGAAACGGCCCTCACCAGGGCGTCCCGGCGGGTCGCGGTCTGGGGTCGGCGGGCTGCCGTGGTCATGGCGGCGGCGCCGAGGCGGGCGGCTGCCGTGCTGACCGCTTCGGGCGGCCTGATGCTGATCCCCCTCGGGCTGGCGCTGTCGGCAGCGGGTGCAGGTATCGCGGTGGCTGCTGCTGGCGGCCTGCTGACGGGCGGCGCGCTGCTGCTCGGATGGAACGCTTAACGTGGGCTGGCTCGACGGGTCCGCTGAGCGTAAGGCGGGGCAGTTGCTGCTGCCGGTGAACGACGGCACCCAGAACATCATCAACGTCCCCGCGTTCAGTGGGGGGAAGCCGAACCTCGACGGCGTCCTGTACCCCGACGCCACCTACCAGTCGTCCGCCAGCGCGGGGTTCGGCCGCAACGAACTGGTGTACGCGTGCATCCGGGAACGCGCCGAAAACCTCCCCCAGTCGGTGCTCAGGGTGTACCCGGGGGACCAGCCGGGCCCGCACGGTGAGTCCCTGGAGAACCACCGGCTGCGCAGGTTGATCGCCCAGCCGAACCCGGTCACCGGCGAGTTCGCGTTCTTCGAACTGTCCGTCACCTACCTGGACCTGGCGGGAAACTGCTACTGGCTCATCCAACGCGGGCGGGACGGGCTGCCGGCGGAGTTGTGGCCGGTGCGCCCGGACCTGATCCGCATTTTCCCCACCCTGGACCCGCGGGTGTGGTCGTACGGGTATGTTCTCGACCCCACCACCAGCGCCCGGAATGTGACCAGCGCGATTATCCCGATCGCGGCGCGGGACATGATCCACGTCAAGTACGCGAACCCGCTCAACGCGTACTTCGGGCAGGCCCCCCTGCGGCCGGCGGCGCGGGCCGTGAGCTTGGACAACGCGGCCACCGACTTCGTGGACACGATGCTGCGGAACTACGCGGTGCCCGGTGTGGTGATCAAAACCGCCACCGAGGTCGATCAGGCTGTCGCGGACAAGCTGAAGCGCAAATGGAAGGCCGCCTTCAGCGGGTCCCGGCGGGGGGAGCCGGCCGTTTTGCAGGCGGGGATGGACGTGCAGGCCTTGGGGATGACGTTGCGGGACTTGGAGTTCCCCGACCTCCGCGCCCAGTCCGAATCCCGGATTTGCGCCGCCCTGCAGGTGCCCCCGATTTTGGTCGGTGCCAAGGTTGGCCTGGACCGGTCCACGTTCACGAACTACCAGGAAGCCCGCAAACAGTTGTGGGAAGAGGCGATTTTCTCCCTGCAACGCCGGTTCCGCGACCCTGTCGAAA